CAGCAGCAGCAAGTTCGGCTTGTTCTTTGAGAGCCTTCAGGCGAGCACGAATCTTCTTGGCTTCAGCAACAACTTCTTCATCGGAGATTTCGAGCATCATGTCATCTCCATCAGAAATGACTTCTTCGCCCTCACCTTCTTCGCCGTCGTAACCCATCTCAGCCATCATTGCGGCAACTTCTTCTTCCAGTTGTTCCAGAAGAGATTCACCAGAAGGCTTGCCCGGCCAGTCTTTCTTTTCCTTGGTTGGGAAAGGAGCCTTCTCAGCTTCTGCCTTTACTCCGGCTGTGTTTCCAGAAGACTTCTTGGCGTGTTCGTCAGAACCACCTTCGGATTCACCCGCAGGGCTAACTTTGCCTACGTTGTGCTCAAACCCTTCTGCCCCTTCGAAAAGTTGACGAAGCAGAGCTTTTACTGATGTGTTTTGTGTTGCCTTAGACATTGTTTTTGTACCCTTTACAAGCGGAATTGCGAGATAACTATTGATAACAGCGAGGTTTTCCCGCAGAAGACCAATGCGGTGCTCCTCAAGACGAAAAGTGCTGTTGGAAATCAACTTCGCTTTGTTGAGACTTTCCAAACCTTCATAAAGACGGAACAACTCTTTCTCTTGAGCCTTCATTGCTCCTTCTGACAAAGGAGAGTTTCCTGGTTTCCTAAGAGCCAAGATTTCTTCTTCCTTTGCTTCGAGCATTCCTTTCAAGACTTCGTAAGCCTCGCTCATCATCGGAGCTTGTTCCCCTGGAGCAGTGACATCTTCCGCATTTGCAGCAATCGGAGGTTTTGCTGCTTGTTCTTTGATGAACTTGGCAACAACTTTGTGGATCTCTGCCAAAGGACTTGGGGCAGGAAGCTCTTCTTCGGGGGATGGAGGAGGAACGGCTGTGTCCATCCCTGGAACGGGTGGAGTTGCTGGGGGAGGCATTCCTTCTGTTGCAGCAGCCATAGGATCCGCAGCAGGAGGCGTTGCATCCATTCCTGTTGGTGGAACTTCCGAAGTTGCTGTCATTGCTGGATTGGTTTCTTTTTGGAAGAGAGCATCCACGGGAATGACAATTTGTTGTTCCCCAGCGGGACCAACGTCAATCTTTCCAAGAACGGGAGAACCAGGGGAAGCGATTGGAGGAGAAGCTGCTGAAACGGCTGGTGGCATGGAAGGCATTCCAGTTCCAGACATTGGAGGTGGAGGTGCAATTTCCGCAGAAGTTGGTGTTGGGGAAATTGGTCCTGTTGCACCAGCATCTGGGCTTGGGGCTGGAGGAGCGGGAGGAGGGAGTTCTTCTGCTGGGAGTGGTTCCTCTTGTTCCAGAATGATCCCTGAAATTTCCTTGTCGATCATTTGTTTGATGACTGGGGCAACGGCTTCAAGCACGGCTGCTTTTGCTTCTGCTGTTGCAGCCTCACGAAGTTTTCTCGCTTCAATCAAGGCTTCTTGAAACAGTGGGGTTGTTGTTGACATCATGTTCTCCAAAAACTAGGTATTTCTCAAAACTCACACAGGACGTGGGAATTGACCTCTTGCACCTTCAGGAGAAGTCCCAGTTGTTGCACCTGAGCCAACACCAATTCTAAAACGTCTAACAGCACCAACGTTCGTTACTCTGGTAAGGGCGTCAGTATTTCTGTGCGCCTCATTAGCAGGGTTATCCAGTGGCGCTGCCCCTTGCTCCAAAACCTGCAAAACCTGAGTGGACGTACTCAAAATGCCTCGTAGAGCGTTTGGATTTACACCATTTCCTTCTCCAGGAGAAGCGATGGTTGGAGTAAAAGCATTTCCGAGTTTCAACGTGTTTCTTTCTTCTTCAGTAAGAACAATTGGCTTCACTCTTGGATCTGTGTATTCTGGGCTTGTTGCTTGTGGACCTTTTGGAATAAAGTCTCTGGAGTATTGAGGGAAATCTGGGTTCTGACCTCCAGCACCAGGAGTTGCAAAGTCTTCTGGTCTAACCATCAGAGCACGAGCATCTTCAAGCGCAACTCTTTGTTGTTCAGCAGTGATTGCTGAACCGATAAAAGCTGCTTGGAGGCTTGTTTGATTTCGGATGCCAAGAGTTCCAGCCGCTGGACCAGTGCCAAATGGCCTGGATGGAGGTGAAACGTTAGATTCGTATTTTGGTGGGGACATGTGTCATAACTCCTTGTTTGTGTGGAGTAACTATGACAACTGGGTGGGATTAGAAGGAATTGTGCTTGTTCATACCTGGAAGGCTTCCGCCGCCAGGAGCAAAGCCACCAGGAGGTCTGTTCACAATCGGCTTGTTGAAAGCCAACCGTGCCCAAGGTGAAGCCGCTGCTTCATTCAGCATTCCAGCAGGTTGAGGAGGTTGAAAGTTTGGATCCCTTGGAGGAAGAAGATTCCTTGGCACAACTTGCTGTTGTGGTTGAAACGCTTGAGGCATTGGAACCTGTTGCTGTGGAAAACCAAAAGGTTGCTGTGTTGGAACCTGTTGTTGCAAGGGTTGCTGAAACATTGGGAATTGATTCAAGCTCACACCTTCCGCGATATGATTCTCTTGAGCATCTCTCTCAGGAATGGTTCTCATCATTGTGTCCATGAAAATCTCATTCATCACAGATGCTTGTTTGGGGTTTCCTCTTGCAGCAGCAATGGCAGCAGCTTGAATTCTTGGATCAACAGCAGCCTGCATTTGTGGCGGCATCATTCCCATCTGTTGTTGACTTTCCATGACAAGACTGCTAAACATGTTGTTGAAAGCACCTTCGGAAATCAGTTCTCTGAGGCTTTCCTTGACAACGGCTTTGAATTCAGACCTTGAGATTTTCAGACCTTTGGTGTTGCTGGATGTTGGTTGGGCTGGTTTCATTTTATTTCTTCCTCATCGAGAGAATATCGTTTGCTACTCGATCTACCAAATCAGCTTTAGTGAAAACCTTTCGAACGACTGATGGGTCATACTCTTTTGCTTCAGCAAGATACATGAAGGCTTGCGGAGTCGATGGCTCGCTCACAAAGTCCCAGCAAATAATCTGAAGATCTTCTTGAACAACGTTGACGTTGTTTTCTTTCTGAAGAGAACCAAGTGCTCGGCTGGAGATTCCAGGTCTACACTTTCTGCTGATAAGAGCTTCAATGATTTTGCCGGAAGGTGTTGGGAGGATTTCAACCTTTCCATAAACCACATCCCCTTCCATCCAGATCTCTCTGATGACGTGTGAGATGTTTTTCATGTTAACGATTGGTTCGTTGGCATGATCCAGTTCCCCAAAGGCTCTGTCTTCTCTGATGAGCTTCTCGTAGTTCCGAACTTCACGCTGGAGGATGTCTCTTGGGTAGACTCTTCCGTTTTGGTTCAGGGTGTTTGCCTTTTGAAGAATACCCTTGAGAATGAGTGGTTTGCCTTCAACGTAACTGTTGACTGCTTCGTCGTCATATTCAAAACTTGCAACTTCTTTCAAGAGAAGAGTTTTGTTGTTTGGGGTTGTCATGATTTACTGTTTCTCCTTGAGTTCTGATTCCAGCTTGGAAAGACCAAGGTAGAAACCAACCGCTTCTTCAGAAAGAAGATCGGTGTTGCTATATTCCTTCATCAACAGACCGTTGATCGTGTTGAGTTTCTCAGTGAGAATCTTATCGTTTGAGAATTCATGAAGGTTCGCAGCCAAAGTTCTTGAAAACCTTGTTTTCACAGCGGAAAGACTTTCGGACAAGGCACGTCTGGAACTTTCATCCTCTTTTGCGAACACAAACAGGTTGATGATATTTTTCTGTTCTGGGCTTAGATGAGCGTACTTCGCATTCACCTTTTCAGTCATGATACTAACAACAAGTCTGTCAACATCCCCTTCTGTCATGTTTGTTGCGGTTGCTTCTGTCAGAGTTTTTGTTGCCTGCTTGTTGGATTCAAGCATCCACTCAACTAAGCGATTTTCCAACTCAACCGTTTCAGCAACCAAGGAAACAGATTCTGTGAGAACTTGATCTCTCCAAGTGTTCAGAAGCACTTGGATGGTTGCTAGCTTCTTGTACTCAATGATGTTCTCATCAAAGAAGTTGGGACAGTTGAGTTTGTTTGTTACCTCAAGCACAAGTGCTGTCTTCTCCAAATCAAGTCGAGCTTGGCTTTGGTATTTGACAGAGCCTCTAACCCTTTCAATCAAGTGATAAGCTTGTTCGGGGGTTTTTACATTTGCTTCTGACAGTGCTTTGACCAGCTTCAATTCTTTGAAGATGTCTGTGGATGGGTTGAAACTTTTCTTCAACAGCAGCTTGGCTTTTTGAAGATCAGAGTCCCTCCCATCCAGCACAGCCTTTCCAATGTATCGAACAAAGAACTCATACAAGAGTCCAGTGTTCCGCTTCTTATTGTGCTTGAGTTTTTGCATGGTCTAAATGCGGATAACTAGAACTATTCGCTTGAATTCGTAGGATCCTGTTCCCCAGCCAACCCAAGCAACTCGTTCAACATATTCTCTTCTTCTGTTCCCTCTCCTTGGATCCCTTTCTGGTTATCCTCCACACCCTCAGACATAATCACCTCATTCCCAGGGGTTTTAACACTGAGAACTTCCGCCAAGCCCCTCAAAGAAGACTGCAACTCTTTTGGAAGGCGCCTTCCGATTCTCCTGGCTCTTGCTTCCTCTTGTTCCAACATGAATTTCCGGGTTCCAGCAATGTCGTAAGGATCCTTGGAATATCTGTTGCCCGTTATGTCCAACATGCTCTTGAAATCAGGAAGAGAGAGAGCCCGACTGCCAGTGAATTCTTTACTGCCCCCTCTATCGCGCTTAAATGCCTTATCCAGGCTGGGCGTTGGGTTGAACCTAATTGGGGTGCTTCCACCCTTTTGAGCGCCCTGGATAATCCCCTGGGTGCCTTTACGGGCCTCCTCCCTTGCCTTGGCAATTGCCGCTTGGTGTTTCCTCTCCATCTCCTCATTCTCAATTTCCAAACTCCTGACTTCTTTTTTGTCGGGAGCAAAAGGAGAGGTTGGGACTTCATAGTTCGCCTTGTCGAAAATATCAACGCTGCTTTCCATACTCTTGTCAAACACCGGATTCTCCAGGATCATCTTCAATTCAGCAATCCTGAGTTGGTCTTGTTTGGCTTCTTGCCAGATGGTGTTGATCTCTTCTGGACGAAGACCAAGAATCTCTCTCTGAATCCAAGGGAAGGAAATGATTCCGGTTTCTTTTCCAATATCAAGAGCCTTGGAGGCTGTTTCAATCTTGCTGGAGATGAGGGCAAGCTTTTGTTGGACGGCAACCGTGGAAGGGTTGGAGAATTTCAGTTCAAAGTTGAGGAGGTCATCTCCACTGAAACCAAGGGAATAGAGATGGATCATTGCGAGCTTGTCGAGTTCGGCAACGATGATTTTTTGAAGGTGAGAGATGGTTCTGGAGAAGCGAATATCTTCTTGGGCGAGTGTTGCTTTACTAGAGATGGCTTCGTCGTATGTCAGATAAGCTCTTGGAACCATCAAAGCGGCAATGAGTTTTTTGTGGATGAACTCGACATCCTCGATTGCCGTTGCGTTTGTAGCTCCTGCCAAAGATTCAATTTTTGTCAAACTGTTTGGTCTTGCTGGGAGGTAGTAGTCCTCATCAATTGCAAGAGGGTTGTAACGAAAGTCTTGTCTGCCTTGTTGCTGTTCAATGACAGAAGCACCTTTCATTCCCTCTTTGACAGCTTCCATATAAGAAGGAATGTCGTTCGGGTGAACAGCAGAAACATCAACGTAGAAGACTCTTCGTTCTGGTGATCGAACAAGTCGATAAACCAACATGGAGTCTTCTAACATAACGAGCTGACGGAATGGCCTCCTGGCACTCTCCAGGAAGCTTGTTCCATAAGGAAGGAACAAGTCATTTCCCAGAATTCTAAAGTGAAGCATCTGCCAGTTTTCGAGATACTTCCCTCCTCTGGAGATGAGTCTAAACCTCACGGCATAAGGATCGTTTCGATCAAACCCTTCTTCTCTTTCCACTTCATTGACAGGAAGAGGTTCGCAGTTGATTACTCCATAATTCGGAACAACTTCAACATACATGAAGTAGTCGCCGTTCTTGACAAGGTTCCTGATCATTCTTCTTCCATTGAACTCAATGTTCATCACGTCATAGAAGAGTTCTTCCAGGGCTTTTTGAACCTGTTGGTTGTCACTGTAAATGTGAAAGGTGTTTCCGTTTTCATCGGAGGCACAGCTTTCATCGGCATAGATGTTTAGTGCTGTTGCGATGTCTGGGAAACTCTCCATTTCAGCAAACTCGGCATATCGACTCATGCGATCAAGAACGCCGTAAGCGCCAAGAACAGAGAATGGCGAAGCTTCTTTTTTGAATCCAGACGCACCGTAATAACCAAGGTTGTTTTGGACGACTTGGTTGTCGTAGTAGTTTTTGTAGTCTTGTCCTTTTACTTTACGTCTGATTGCTGGACCTGATCGAAAGAGTCTTGTGAGACGTTGGTAGAAGGTTTTTTCTTGCTTTGCCATGCTGTTTACTTATCCGTATGCCTTTATCAGAACTGGCAAAAGACAGAATTGCATACGTTGCTGCGTATGTGCAGGATTCTATTACCGACTGGTTTGTTTTGAAGATTGAGATTCTAAGAGCATTCGGAAGGTTTGACAGGAAGAAGTTGGGAATGAGCAGGAGACATCCAAGCACGGAGAAGCTGTTTGTCAACGAGGCAGACAGAGAAATCATGGAGTATTGGGAGCTACTTACGGGGATCAAACCCTTTGTAGACGAGACAAAACTGCATGATCCCAACTGGGTTTACAGGCCATCGGGATGGAGACTAGCGGAGATCAATGAAAAACGTAAAGCAGAGCGGGAAGCAGCCAAGTCTTCAAAAAATCATTCTGGAACAGGATGACTACGACTTTGGAGATTATAGCGATTACGGTTCTGGTTACGGTGGAAGCTATACTGACTCTTCCACACAAGGCTCTGGAAAAGGTCTTGCAAGAATAACAAGCAGAGAAGCTCTCCCAGGACTTCTCATGTCTCCAGTTGTTGATGTTGCCAACGCCTTCAAAAAGTTCGGAGCAAAGGTGGGAACAAAGGCTGCTGGAATTGTTGTTTCAACTCTGACTCAAGCAATTGCTGCTGTTATGCCATTCAACAACCCTCTGTCCGTCGATTATGTGGATAGAAAGTTCCGATTCTGGGACACAAAAGCCCTTGGTTTCATTGAAAAGCAGTTTGAAAAGGAAACAGCTTTGATGAGACAGGGCTGGGAAACGTTCAAAACAGATTTCTGGGGCTTGGGATTTGTTGCATCGCCTTATGATATGATTGCTGCCGCCATCACCGCAGAAAAAGGAATAGATGCCAGTTTGTCGGTGCTGAACGTCATCACTGGTGGATACGTTGACAAGATGATTGCAAAGGTCTTGAGGGCGAAGGGTGATCCTGGAACCTTGAAAGGTTATATCCAACGCCACAGTTGGGGACAACGGGCTCAAGAGTTTTCTGATAGCACCTATTACTCTGATGATGACTATAACCCCTTCATCAGAGAATCCTCCAGCCAAGACAACTTTGACTCCATGTCTCTTCCAGACAAGATCAATCTCTTGAAAAAAGAATTGGGAGAAGAGGAAGCCAACAAAGTTTTTGGTGCTGTTGCCAATGATGTGATGAAGAGCCCAGAGGGAGAGGCAGCAGAAAAGAAATGGGTCTCCAGGAACCTGCCCTTGGTCGCTGGGGGGCTTTTTACGGCCCTCGACAAAGATTTGAAGGCAGGAGTAGTCCCAGGCGTTTCTCTGCCACAGATAAAGCTCTGGAAGCGTTCTGCGGGGTCTTTGGCAGAGAAGGCAGTAACGGATGTGATTGCCAAGTCAAAAGTGAAGATCACTCCTCCAGACGGTGCTCTTGAAGCTGTAAAAACCTTTGTGGACAGGACTGTAACCAAACAGTAAGCTATACAACGTTTTTTCTGTCTTTCTACCATAGGCATGAACATTCCCGGTCAAAACACTGGGAAAAGAGGATTTATGCCAAAACGAAGCAAGAAACAAAACGAAGACGTAGCGAATGAGATGCCTGAGAACATTGGGGATCTTAAGCCAATTGTAGATGAATTTGTTTCCAGAATGAAGAATCTGGAGAATGAGGAACAACTTCTCAAGGAATCAAAGAAAGAGTTGATTGAGGAGTATTCAACCAAGCTGGATACCAAGACTTTGAAGATGGCTCTTAGAGTTGTTGACGTGAAGTCGAAGGTGCAGCACAAGCATTATTTTGATTTGTTCCTTCGCGTTCTTGAAGGAGATGTGGACGAACAATCATGAAGAAGCAGCTTAGGAAGTTGAGTTACATCCCTGAGATTCTTTATGAGGCTCCAAGCCGTCCTGGGGAGAAGGTATCACCTATTCCCTATGTGGTCATTCCAAAAGACAAGGATATGCCAGCAGGCATCTACATCATGCGTTATTCCCAAACAGGAGAGCATGAAGTGGGTGATGATGGAAAACCTGAAGAGATCATGGATGGTCCATATCCTCACATGTTTGTTGACTTCGCAATCCTTGAAGAAGTTATCCATGAAGAATTCCCAGCCACAAGCTCGGTTGATTCAAGAAAGCTGATTGATGCCATTCGTGTTGGACTTGGATTGCTCCCAGCAGCCAAAGCCAAAAAGGAAGGTGAAGCAATGTTGGATCGTGTTGTTCAAGCAGCCAACAAGATTGTGGAAGAAAAGATGGCAACTCAACAAGAGCGCAAAGAGTTGTATGAAAAGGTCATTCTGAAGAATGACCAGGAGAAGAAGGACCAATGAGGTTTCATCCGTCTGTTGTTGAAAGCATTATCCTTGCTTGTAGGAACTTTGGGGGACATGCTTCCGAAAAGAAGCTCAGGGATGTGCTTTCCGCCAAGAGATATGCCGCATATTCTGGTGAACGTTCCGACGTTGTTCTTGTTGATGCTGTGGAATACATGAAGGCGGTAGTACAGCAAGGAAGAGGTATCAACGGGATTGTTCCAATGTCACTTCATGCCAATGCGTTTGAAAAGATCATGTACCTGTTCGATCTTTACTCTGGATACGACAACGAGCAGAAACTAAGGAATGCTTTGGTTGCTTTGGACTTGACTCCTTACGAGAAGAAGACTGGGCTTGGCAGTGGTGAAACGATTCTTGTTTTGACAGAAGAATACAACCGTGTTCTTCAAGGAGCACCAAAGCGATGAGTTACTCCATAGGCCAAATCATCTATGTTTTGTCTGAAAAGACCCAAGTGGTTCTACCAGGAATAGTTTGTGAAGAAATCAATCACAAAACACTGGATGGAATCAAAACGTCTTACCGCGTTGCTATTGGCCCAGCAAACAAACAACGGGTTGTTGATCTTACGACGGTTGATGGTGAGGTCTATGGAGATTTGCAAGAAGTCAGGAATGTTCTCATTGGACGCTTGACAGCTTTCGTTGACAACCTTTGCAACACCACAAACGAACGTGTTCAGCAATGGTATGGACAAAACAACGGACAAAAATCTCAGCCTGCAACGCCAAATGGCAAGCTGGATCCAAGTGATCTCATCAATGAAGTCGATTCCAGCCCGGCACAACCACAACAACAGCAATCTGTTCAGCAGCCGCGAACTGTCCCAGCACATCATGCGAATGCAGCGGGAAGGTACGCAGATCCAGAACTCTTTTCAAGGGAGTTTGTGGACAATGATGGCGTCGTGAAGAAAATTCAAATCAACGTTCCAGGATTCCAAGAGTAATGTCAACATCAACAGCAACACCTGAAACCTTTCCAGTGATGGAAGTTACGTTTGGGCAAGAAGGTTTGAAACAGATTCTTGAAGGAGCAGAAGTTCTTTACAAGGCTGTGAAATCGACAATGGGGCCTTCAGGCAACAACGTCATCATTGACAACGGACAGACAGCCCCTTTCATCACAAAAGACGGAGTAACAGTCGCCAAAAGCATTCGTCTTCGTTCTAAAATCCCCAGCATTGGCGCAGAACTCATCAAAGAGATCGCTGGAAAAACGAATGAAAACGTCGGGGACGGAACCACGACTTCTGTGGTTTTAGGTTATTCCCTTCTCTTCCAAGGCAACAAGGTTATTTCCGCTGGACACTCTGCTGTTGAAGTGAAACGTGGAATGGATCTTGCAACCGCAAAGGTTATTGAATGGTTGAAGGAGCACGCAACTCAAGTCAACGACCCAGAACAAATTGTAAATGTTGGAACCATTTCAGCAAACGGTGATCGCTCTATTGGGGAGCTTCTTTCTGAAGCAATCTCAAAGGTTGGACAGGATGGCATCATCACCATTGAACCAGCTAAATCCGTTAAGACAACTTTGGATGTTGTTGAAGGTTTGCAGTTTGAGTCTGGATTCGTCTCCCCTTACTTCGTCACAAACCAAGAAAAGCTCACCGCCGAACTAAATGATCCTTTTGTGCTGATCACCAACAGGAAGATTTCCTCTCTCCAAGAAATCCTCCCAGTGCTGGAGTTGACAGCGAACACCAACAAACCCCTGTTGATTATTGCTGACGAGATTGAAGGGGAAGCTCTTCATACACTGCTTGTGAACAAAATGAAGGGCGTTGTTTTTTCCTGCGCGGTCAAAGCTCCTTCCTATGGAGAGAACCGAACAGATATTCTTTCAGACATTGCCTTGGTGACTGGGGGGAAGGTCTTTGACTCTTCCTCTGAAAAACAAATTCGTCAAGCAAGCCTTCACGACCTTGGAAAATGCAAGAAGGTTATTGTTTCAAAGGGAACAACAACACTTGTTGTGGATAACAAGGAGAAGAAGAAAGAGATTGATGAGCGTGCAGAACAACTTAGGGCTCTTCTAAATTCTCATGCTGGATTGGATGAACTCAAGAGGGACAACACGAAGAAAAGGCTTGCCAAACTTTCTGGTGGCATTGCTGTCATCAAGGTTGGTGGTTCAACCGAAGTCGAAATCTTTGAGAAGAAAGATCGTGTTGATGACGCTTTGAACGCAACGGTTGCTGCCGTTCAAGAAGGTATTCTTCCAGGAGGAGGAACAGCATTGTTCTATGCTGCTGAATGGCTCCAGAAAGAAATGACAACAAACGAAGATTTCTTGAAGTTGACCGATGATGAATTGGCTGGAGTTAGAGTGGTGATTGAAGCTGCTCGGCAACCCCTGAAAGTTATCGTTGAGAACACAGGAAAAAGCCCAGACGTTGTTATGAATGAACTTCGGAACTATGACAACCGCAAGGCAACAAAGCTTCTTGAAGAGATTTCTGGAAAGACTTCAAAATCAATTGAGGTTGTGGATGTTTCGATCAAGGAGTCTTTGGCTGGAAGGTTGCGTCAGGGATATGATGCTTACAACCACGTCTATGGAGACATGATTGAAAAAGGCATCATTGATCCTTTAAAGGTTGAAAGAAGTGCGTTGGAGTATGCTTGTTCGGTTGTGGGACTTCTTCTGACAACGAACGCGATTGTTGTAACTGATCAATGAGGAAAAGCTGTGGCTATTGGTGACATTGTAAAAATTGGTTTCGGAAGTGCAATTCATGGGATTGCACCAGACAACGTTCCTGTCTATGATTTGGAAAGAGATCCAGGTGGAAACGTTCGCTTTGATATGAATGATTGTGCTTTTCCTCGCCCTGTTGGTGGAGTGAAAGGTGGATCTGATGGAAGAATTACTGGAATGCCGATCAGGGTTCAACGCTCTTACGTTGAACGGATGTCGGGGAATGTGAAGCCTTTGGGTGGTGTTGATTACATCCTTCTCTTCCCTGTTCACATCCTCCAGTACCAACGAGATGCTTATGTCCAGCAAGATCACGTTCATCTTTTTCAAGGAAGGCAGCAGTAATCATGAAGAGTTGCAGCTTTTGTAGGATATTCCCAACCTTGTTTTACTTGGCTGCTGATGCTTTCCTCTGGTCCACCAATGCACTGTCAACCAGAACAAATCTAGGACTTTCCATCCTGCTTGCTGCTTATGGGTTTGCATACTATGCGAAAACCCAAGGGGAACAAGAGGAAACAGACCTGACAATTGAATTTGTTCGGGAATTGACCTTTGTCCTTGGGTGCTTGACCTCTGTTCGGGTCATGATGCTCATAAGCACACTCACCAATATCTCTTAGTTCCCTTACAATCCTTCCTTGGATCCCTCTTCTGGTTATCCTCCACAACCGGGCATCACACCAACGAGAAAACATGCTGAAACCAATCACCGAGCAAGAGCGAGCAGCCTTCACCCTCAAATTCCAGTTCCAAAAAGCTGTTGAAGAACTTCTTCTTGAAGCGATTGATGCTGGATACCAGGGCTATCTCGATGTTTGGCCTGAGATTTCCAAGTCCAAATCCTCAGAGGTCTGCATGGAAGTCAAATCCAAAAAGATCCCATCTGCTGTCTCCTCCAAATCCCACCCGGATTGTGCTCGTTATCACGTTGTTCCCAGCAAGGGATACAAGCGAATCTCCTAACCCCTTGATCCCAGCCAAAACCGATGCTAGCCACCTGGAGTGAATATGCACACCCAAGGGCAAGCCATCGCATTCATTGAAAGACTTTTTGGTCCAGCCAAGCTGACCAACAATGGTCTCAATGCCAATGTTCATTGCCCCATCTGTGCCGATCCAGACCCAAACAAAAAGAAGTTGGCAATCAGGACGGATTGCTGGCTCACCCGATGCTGGGTTTGCAATTTTAAGTCCAAGACAATTTATCCTCTCATTCGGCGCTACAAGCCCGAATACGGCGAGGAATTTCTCGTAACGCTAAATGGTGCCTCCTTGGTCTCGGAAGCCGAGGATAATGCCTCCAGGCTCGATTACGGGGCATCCATTTCACTCCCCGTTGGCTTCCAACTTCTTGCTGAATGGTATGACCAAAAAGGCACCAAGGCAACCGACGTTCCTCTTCATGTTCGTCAAGCCTTGAGATATCTGACCTCCGAGAGAAAACTTTCAGAACGTGATCTTTGGTACTTCAAATTGGGAGTTACAGTTGTTGACGAAGACTACAAAAACAGAATCATCATTCCTTCTCACGACCAAGAAGGAAACCTGAACTTCTTCACGGCAAGGGGCTACAAGACTTTTGTCAAGCCGAAATACTTTAATCCACTTTTTAGAAGAGAAACGGCTGTGTTTAACGAACTCAACATTGATTGGGAAGACGAACTCACAATTGTTGAAGGTCCATTTGACTTGTTCAAGGTCAATGACAATGCGACCTGTTTACTGGGGAAGGAATTGACGATTCAGTGTGCTCTCTTCCGACAGATCGTCAAGCATAACACAAGAGTTCTTTTGTGTTTGGATAATGATGCGGTGAAGCAGACGCTAGAGGTGGCGAAGCTGCTTTATTCGTATGGTATCTCTGTCAGAGTGCTGGAGTTGCCAGATGGTCTGAAGGATCCTGGTGACTTGAATTCAAGAGAAGAGTTTCAATCGCTGATTGAAACCAATGCCGTTGAATACAACGAGATGTATTCGTTGAGAAAGAAAGTAGACAACACAAATGCCAAAAATCGCCTTTTTGTCTGATATTCATTGGCGCGGAGTAACGAGGCATGAAGAATATCGTCAGGTATTTTCTCGTGTGTTTGAGACTCTGAAGACAGAGATCAAGCCTGATTACATCATGATCGGTGGAGATATTTTTCACACCAAGACTCAATCAATCACACCAGAAGTCATTGATTGCATCACCTGGATGTTTAGAAGTCTTGCTGAAGTTGCTCCGGTTTACTCCATCCTGGGAAACCACGACGGAAACCTGACCAATGAAAACAGACAAGACACAATCAGTCCAATCATCTCAGCAATGAACAACCCCAGAGTCACTCTTTTCAAGAAGAGTGGGAATCATATCATCCCAGGAACCAATATCAACCTGTGTGTGTTTTCTCCGTTCGACGAAGCGGGCTGGAATATTGTTTCCCCAGATGAAGACCTGATCAACGTTGTGATGTTTCACGGCGCTGTAAAAGGCTGCAAGACCGATTCTGATTGGGTTATGACCTCGGGCGAAGTGGAACTCTCAATGTTCCAACCATATGATTTTGCTCTCCTTGGAGACATCCACAAGAATCAATTTTTGGATTATCGGAGCCACTCTGGGCCAACAAGGGACATGAAGCCCTGGATTGGTTATCCTGGTTCCCTTATCCAGCAGAATTATGGAGAAGACAGAACGAAGGGGTTTCAGGTTTGGGATATTCGGTCTAAAACTGATTGGGACGTTTCCTTTCATCCAGTTTCCAACGACTATCAATTTATCACGGTTCCTTGGACAGGGGATGTTGAATCGACTCTGGGGGAAGCCCTGATTCTTGTTGATGATAACCTGAAAAACAAACGAGTCAGAGTCTCTGGTGGTTCTTCAACCATTTTTCCTTTACAGAAGAAACAACTTGCCGATCTTTTCAAAGAGAAGCATGGTGCTGCTGAAATCTTCTTTTCCCCAGATCCAAGGAAAGAGGCAGAGCAGGATGAAAAAAGGATTCAGAGCAAGACAACGAGCTTGAGGAATGACCCAGAAGAACTTTGCAGGCTTTATGACACCTTCATTGAAGCAGACACCAAGTCTTCTTCTTTGAGGGAAGATCAAAAGCAAGCAGCCAAGAAATTCATTCGATCAACTCTCACCAAGGTGAGGAATCAGGAAGAGTTGGAAGAGGGAGCGTCCAGGGATATTGTTTGGAGTATCAAGGGATTGGAATGGGAGAACCTGTACCGTTATGGAGAAGACGACAACCAAATCAACTTCTCCAGACTGAATGGAATTACAGGGATCTTTTCTCCAAACAGGACTGGAAAGAGTTCTATTGTTGGAGCGTTGATGTTTGCTCTTTACAACACGACTGACCGTGGTCCTGTGAAGAGTGCTTACCTCATCAACAAAAACAAGAGCAGTGGTTCTGCCAAGGTTGTTTTCAACGTTGCTGGAGTCGATTATGAACTTGAAAGAACAGTCACAAAATCAATCAAGCGCGGCGGAGTTGTTGATGAAGAAAAAGCAGCAACAAAACTTTCTCTGAATCGAATTGACAGAGAAGGAAACAAGACCGAGTTGGTATCAGAAAATGCCGATTCCAGAACGGACACGGATAAAGTTGTTCGCAAACTCATTGGAACATCCCAAGACTTCTTGATGACTGCCTTTGCTTCTCAGGGAGGAATGAATCGTTTTATCGAAGAAGGTTCAACCCAAAGGAAAGCAATCCTCAACAGATTCTTGGACCTGGATATTTTTGAAAAGCTTCACAAGATTGCAAACGAGGAACTCCAAGCCTGCAACGCCAAAGCCTCAAGTTTTTCTGGTTCTCCAAAAGATATTGAAGCTTTGGAAGATAGAATTCACCAACTGAACGGGGAAGTGGAGCACACACAAAGCAAGCTGGATGATAGTAAGCCCAGGAGGGACTCAGTACGTTTGTGGTTGAAAGCTCATGGATATGAGAAGCGTCTTGAGTTGAAAAACAAGATCAAGCAACTGAATTCTCTTATTCCTTCACTGGAAAGGAGTTTGGAGTTGGGGAGGGTGGAATATCAACGGCTTCTCTCCTCGCAAGACAGAGTTGCTGCCGAAATGACCTCTCTTGAGAACTCTTTGTCTTTGGTTGAGGCGGAAACTGTTCTTGCTGAGAAACTAAAGACTCTTAGGCAAGAGACTTCTGTTCTCACTCAGTTTCTTGGAGAGTTGACAGCAGCACAAAAAGAGTTGGTAAGAAAGGAAGGTAACATCAAGAAGTTGAGCGTAGTTCCTTGTGGAACTTCCTTCCCTTCCTGCCATTACATCAAGGATGCTCACGAAGATCAAGCAACCATTCAAAAACAAAAACTGCTGGTCGATGAAGAATCCCAAGCCTATGAAACTCAAAAGGCTTTGGTCGAATCCTTGAAAAAGGAGAACGCTGAAAAACTCTTGGAGGAGATCAAACAGAAGAAAGGAAGACTCCAGCAAATTGAAATGGAGCAAGTCAGAGTTGAAGCTGCTATCAGTAAAACCAACTCAGAAATCTCTGCTCAAGAAATCAAACTCACTTCCTTGAAAGAAGAACTGAAACAGGTTCAAAGTGTTTTGAACAACCAAGAAGACTTGGATGAGAAGATTGCCGAAGAGCAAGAACTGGAACAAGAGTGCAAGGTTTGTGAAGACAAACTCAAAACTCTCTGGCTCCAACTTGGAGCAGCTACGAACAAGCTGGAACACGCCAAACAGGATGCAACTAAAATTGCTGAGATTTTGGAAGAACAACTTGTTTTTGACAGCATTGTCCGAGCCTTCTCCAAAACAGGAATCCCAGCCTTTGTGCTGAAAAACAAACTTCCAGCGATCAATGTCCAGTTGGATGGGATTTTGGGAGGAGTGGTCCCTTTCAGGCTTCAACTGGAAACTGAAATCGGGAGCAATGCCTTGGATGTTTTCATAGAGGACAAGGACAGCAGGAGGGTTATTGAGCTTGCTTCGGGCATGGAGAAGATGATTGCCTCTCTTGCTCTTAGAGTGGCACTGATAAACCTCTCAAGCCTGCCAAGGCCCGATCTGTTTATCATCGACGAATCGTTTGGTTCTCTGGACTCTGAAAACTGTGCAAGGGTCATCGAACTGCTCCAGTCAATCAAAAGCAGATTCAAAACTGTTCTCATTATCACTCACGTTGACGAAATCAAGGAAGCAGCAACCACGATTTTGACAATCAACAACAACGGAGCAACAAGTTCTATTTCCTTCCCGTGAAGAAACTCCTTGACCGAGAATATCTGCCCTGGTAGGGTTCAAGGTGTCTCGGTCACTTCAACTCCTACAAAAAGGAACAGAAACAAAATGGCAGTGAATGGTAAGCAGAATCTCGTGGAGCAGGTATATCGTTTTGTCGTCCGTGCATCCCAATCTCACTGGGACTCGAACGATCACTTCAACGATCTTGAGGCAGTCAATCTTCTCAAGACCTTTGCTGATCAGTTGACGGCAAGGGAATACCAATCCCTTATGCTCGGATGGTCTCAGATCCGAAATGATGAGGGCGATGCAACCATGAGAGATGCTCTCGACGCTATCACAGAGCGTCTGCAAAACGGCTACGCCACCAACTGATATTCCCGTCCCCACTAAACCCTAACCCAAAACATATAAAAGGACAAGAATCCTCTTCTTGATCCTGTTTTGGCATTTCCGATAACATCAACAGAAAGAAGAAAAGAAAATGCTTGAATTGGTTCTGGCCTTGATTACCCTGTTTCCTCATTCCCCATCCAGGAATTGTTTGATTGCTCGTCGCTATCAAATTGCTTCTGTCCTTGAAGCATCCCAAGAAAGATTTCCTGAAATGCCACCAGAACTTGTTTTGGCGGTTGGCTTCATGGAAACACACAACGGATGTGATCGAAATGAGGGAGGAAATTGGGGTGCTCCCATTTCCAATCAACAACGTCACACAGCAGGAAGACCGATCCAGGCTGCTGCGTCTCTGTGGACATCTTATCAACGTTGCAATCATTCGTGGGAAGCTGCAACTCGACGATTTCGCACTGGACTTTGTTCTCCGTCTGCGGTAGGAACTCCTTATTCCAGGACTGCTACCAGACTCGCCAGTCGTATCCAAGCCGAAGTCATTCGCAATCAAGAAAACTCTTCTCTTGTTTGTCGCATTGATCCATCGCTTGAACGCTGTCACGCCTGTTAGTCTTCTTCACTAACAACCTCTCCCCTCCAAAGGACAAAGCCATGACTCTTGGTCTTTGTTGTCACTTCCTCGAACAGCGCGGTTCCTCTCTCGAAAACTCCATCAACGAAAAGTCGATGCAGTTTGGAAGGTTCCGTGCTGGTGCCTATTCCCAATCCTATATTCATAACCTCTACGTCAACAACCTCCAGGAAATCATTCGGCTGCTGCCCAAACTCGTTGCCAACAACATCAAGTGCTTTAGAATCTCCAGCAGCACCTTTCCACTGTTCGAGTTCAACAAGACTTTGATTGAGAGCAGCAAGGATATTAGAGACCTTCTTAATCGAGCGGGAAGGGGTTATCTGGGCGCTGGAATTAGGATGACTACCCATCCTGGTCAATTCACCGTTCTAAGCTCAGATAAGCCTCCTACGGTCACGGCGGCTATCACCGAGTTGGATTTCCACGGTTGGGTTTTTGATGCTATGGGATTTCCTCAAACTCCCGAATATGCCATCAATGTCCACGGTGGAAAATCCGACCGTCACCAACAACTCGTTGCTGGAATTTCCAAGTTGTCTGACAGCGCCAAGAAACGTTTGACTCTTGAGAATGACGAGAGTTCTTACAGTGTAAGACAACTTCTTGCTGTGTCTGAGGAGACAAGTGTGCCTGTTTGTTTTGACAGTCATCATCACACTTTCAATGAAGATGGATTGAGTTTGGAGGATGCTTATGGTCTTTCTGTTTTGACGTGGAAACGTCGTGGCTGCAAACCTCTCCAACACATCAGCAACTCCACTCCGAACCTTCCTCAATCAAGCTCGTTCCAGGACAAGAGAAAACACAGTGATTTCATTCACCACATTCCCAAGTGTCAGTTGGATGGCTTGCTAAAGGAGGAGGTTGATGTGGAAGTGGAAGCCAAGATGAAAAACTTGGCTTTGTTGAAGATGCGGGAGATGCTGCTAAAACATTCCGATGTTTAGCTGTTGAGACAAGACTCCACCTCTTGTGTTCCTTACTTCAACAAGGAATTTGGAAGTGGTTGTTGTGATGTGAACACTGAGTTGCTTAGATGATTGCTTGTCATTGGTGTAGTAAGGATACAGCACCCTGACAGATACAACATCTCCAACCAACTCAAGTGTCTTTTCTGGAGAAGAGAGATCAACAACCCTAAGATCATTTCCAGAGAGTTGCTTGACGTAATAAAACCCAAATCCAACCTGAGCAGCCAAGAAACTTGCAACAGTGTTGGAATCAAACTGTGGACTTGGATCCAGCCGTTCCATTCCAGAAGATACCTTGTTCACATAGTCAGTAAGACCTTGTGCAACCTTTTCCTTGGAAACTCCCAAAGCAAAAACAAACTCATCCGTCGCTGGAAACTGTCTTGAAGGTTTTTCTTCCACTGTTCTTGTTGAAGGATTCCAGACAAAGGCATCTGAGTATCCAGTGTTTGCAAAGGTGCTGCCTCTCAAACCTTTGACACTAAGAAACACTCTTTTGCCATTTTTCAGTTCAATGCCAAAGTCAGCCACAGAAGATCCAATGTTGGAAATGGATTTTCTGAAAGGATTGATTCCTTTTGGCATGGCTGGAGAAACTCTGTCAACACGCACAATCTCTTCTTGAGCAATTCCCAGCTTTGCAATCAAGGAGTCCCACAATTTTCCTGACCTAGAAATGGTTGAGGTTGATAGATCATTCTCAAAGTCGTGCCCTCTATTCCCCCCAGCACCAAACACAACAGGAATGATTTCCCCTCTTTTCTTCGGAGAATGAATCAGGTAGGTGTTGTATTTTCCACTGGATGATTTGGGCGCTCCTGGAGGAATAACCTCAGCATCCAACCCTTCCAGTGCTTGCTTCATTAAACCAGAGATGTTTTCTTTGTTCTCTGGGGAAGTGAGGAGGAGTCGATAAGCTCCTTTTCTTTTCTGGGGGGCAAGCCTGAAACTTCCATTGGTTTTTGAGATGATTGATTGAAGAACAGAAGACCTGGAAGAGCTTGAAAGTTGTTCTGGTGTTTCTGTGTTTGAGTCTGTTCCTGTTTCCAGAGGAGTCATTCCTTTGAGTGTCAGCATGATTTTTTCTGCATCCATCTCAATGCTACGTTCCTCCTTGAAAAACAGAATCTCAAGCAATCGCACGGAGGAATCAGTATTCATTGGTTTCCACCTGGAACATATCATTAGGTATGAAAACCGATAAACACATTGATGTGCTGGAAAATGGTAAGGTTGTTGTCATCAAACCAGCAGACCTTGACAAAATCATCGTTCCCTTCTTCTGTCCCTCATGTGAATACCCAATGAAAACCGCCGAAGACGCTTCATCTTTCAGAAGGAGCAGCAAGTGTGAGATGTGTGAGTTGTGTCAGCCGCCAAGTGAAAACAAGACAGATCCGAGATGGATTTCTTACATGGAGAGAAGGCACAGAGCTTTCCTGCCTACCTTGACGATGAAATGATCCATAGTTACCCAGCAAAACTATGCCGATTCAACAAAAAGCACGTTATAGAATCTTGGCTGGGTTGCTGGATACTTCCTTCGGCAGAGCCTCAGAAAAACACCCTCAGTCCAACCATTTTCTCAAAATGACAATGCCACTCGAAAACACCATCGAGTGCAAAGCACAAATCATTGTGAACATGGGTGACTCAACCAACATGTACGTCGCTCTCAGAAAGAAATTCCGAGAAGAACTCCTTGACCTCATCAAGAAGAGATTGGAGAAGGTCTCAGAAGAATATGCAGAGGCAGTGAAGCAATCCAACAACAAAGACTTGCTGTCCTACCGCAAGCAGCCTCATGAAAAACCTGCTGAGAAATCTGTGACCCTAAAAGTGGATAACAACACCATCCAAGAGTGGCTTGAGCATGTTTCTATGAGTGCTTACCGAACCAACAAAACCTGCATCTATCACCTCAACTGCCTCGTAACCATCTCCTAAAGCCGTTTGCCTATTTACAGGCATGGCTCTTACAAAAAAAGAACAAGTAGAAGAAGTTTTGAAGTGTGGGAAGGATCCCATCTACTTCATCAAGAACTACCTTTACATCCAACATCCGACCAAAGGAAGGCTTCCCTTCCGTCTCTACCCATTCCAAGAAGAGTGTATTGAATCCTTCCTGGACTACAAATACAACATCGTTTTGAAGTCCAGACAGCTCGGTTTATCCACAACAACAGCAGCTTATTGTCTCTGGATGGCTCTCTTCCGACAAGATGCCAACATCCTTCTCATGGCAACAAAACTGGAAGTTGGAAAGGGAATGATCGAGAAGATCAGAACCGCTTTCAAAATGCTTCCAGCTTGGATGTTGAACCTGCTGGAGTTGAAGGTTCCTGATGCCGAGTCCGTGAAATATATCAAGTTTACAAACGGATCAAAAATCACCGCGATTCCAACCGCAAAAGATGCTGCTCGCGGAGAAGCTGTAACCCTGCTTGTTATTGACGAAGCAGCGCACATCGAAAATCTCGAAGAATTATGGATGGGTCTTTGGTCCACCGTTTCGACTGGAGGAAGGGCGATTGTGTTCTCAACACCTAAAGGAAGAAACTACTTCCAGCAACTTTGGGTTGGGGCAGAAGTACCAGAATTGGAACCAAACAAGGTTGGACAAATTTGTAAAGGTGTTGGCAAGAACGGATTCCACGGCATCAAACTCCCCTGGTTCGTTCACCCAGAAAGAGATGATGAATGGTTTGATGCTCAGTCGAGAGCACTGGACGCAAGAGGTGTAGCACAGGAACTTCTTTGTAGCTTTGAAGGATCCAGTCTTACCTTCTTTTCACAAACATCAATCGACTACGTTCGCAACCTTTCTTTTCCTCCAATCGCTTTCACTGGGCCAGGAGGAAAGGGACTGGACTTGCAGATTTGGAAGAACGCTGAGGAAGGACATCAATATGTTTTGTCAGCAGACGTGGCTAGAGGCGACGCAGAGGATTATAGCGCCTTCCATGTCTTCGACATAACCAAGTCTGAGGTTGTGGCTGAATACCTTGGTAAAATTCCTCCTGATCGGTTTGGAGAGTGGTTAATCGAGGTTGGTAAGAAATACAACATGGCTCTGATCGTTGCTGAAAAGAACACGGTTGGAATTGCCACAGCGATCAAGCTTCGTGACTCTGGATATCCGAACCTTTACTACGACGAAGAATTGGCCAACAAGATGTTGACCATGACTTCAGACGAGAAAAAGGATTGTCTTCCAGGGTTTACAATCACTCCCAAGAACAGAGAAAAGATTCTGGAGAACCTGGAACAAGTCATCAGGAACAATCACTTGAGGCTTTATTCCACAAGGTTTGTTTCAGAGATGGAATCATTTATCTGGAATGGTAAGCGTGGGCAAGCACTGAAAAAACGTCACGATGACTTGATCATGGCGATGGCTATTGGTTTGCAAGTTTTCACTCCCAATGCGGAGCAACAGAATTACTTTGATGTTTTGGCAGCAAACCAAGGATTGGCGAAGGCTATGCTAGCTGGGATGTCGAGAGGCGGTGGAAGTGGAAAGGCCGGTGGGAAGAAGATTCCAAGTTTTGTGAACAAGGAGACTGTTCAACTGGAGTTGCAGTTCAGGAAAGAGTTTGGTTGGCTGTACTGAGTTACTACTGCATCACGATACAGCTATCATTTTCTAGTAGCTAGGTCAAAGCCCTTTGGCAACTTTGTTTTTGCATCAAATGTTGCTTCATGTAGCCCAATCGCATCTTCCAAGTTGCTCCCAGTGAAATCAACATCGTAAAACGCAGCACCAAAAAAATCAACATCCTGCAAATAAGCATTTCTCATGTGAACTCCTGAAAATCTTGAATGTTTCAGGCTTGTTGAAAACAAGTCAGCAGAGTTGACAACGCATTGAACGAAACCGCAATCGTCCATTTTTGCTTCCCTAATCTTGGCACCACCAAGTAGGCAGCGTGTGAACAAGCCTTTGTAAAGCTGGATTTTTGAAAGGTTTGCCTTTGCGAACCTGCAATTTATGAAGTTTATCCTTTGAAGGTTGGCGCCTGTGAAATCCGATCCTGAGAAATCCATGTCTTCAATGATCATGCTCTTTTCACTGAGACCAATGGTCTTCAAGATTTGCTTGTTTTCCATATTGCGAAAATCTGTTCCCTGAAAGTCAATGAGTTTTTTATCTTTCTCGAACAGAGAAACGATGCTGCCCTTTGGAGTATCAAGAATGCTTGGTTTATTCTTCTTATCCACGACACTCACGACTTCGACTTGGGCTGTGTTGAAGAACACAGCTTGGTTTGGTTCAAGGTGATGGATGATTTGAAAACCATCATCAACCACTCCATCATATCCAAGAACCTTCCAGAGAATGTAAGACCATTTTCCTGTTGGCCCACCACCACGATCTTTCTGAAAATCTGGATCAGCAGAATCGGCACCCGCCAACAATCTTGTAATGTTCCAGATCATTGAACCGTGAAGATTTTGATTGTCTCTTGCCCCTCTTCTTGCATACTCAATCGCTTTTTGTGAAAACCCCCAAGCGGCAAGTTTTTCTACATCTTGCTTGAGGTTTTCCGCGGAATAAGTCATGAAATCTAGCAGCCTTGCTGTTGGTTTTGGTCTGATTACAACAGCATAAGGTCTGCTGGTCGCAAACCTCATCATCTTCTTTCGATCAAGGAAGTAAGCATAGAAGCCAATAGGTGTCTTGTACTGGTTCTTGAGATACAAACCCATCCTGGGATAATCCGAGAAGTGGACAAACAAGTTCTTGTCTGTCTTGTTTTGTTGTTCAAGAGCAGCAAGTTGCTCTTGCCAAGGGGTTGGTTTGACTCCCAATTCCTTCTTATGTCTGGAGATTTCAAGAAGAGTAAGGGATTTGATGAGAGGGGAAAGGGAATGGTTGCTGCTCATGGGGAGTAAGTAAAGTCATCCTTGGGAGGAAGACAAAAGTCAAGAAGACATATAAGATCTCTTCCTTCTCCCTCTTCTGGTTATGTTCCACTCGTCCTTTGTTATCAAGGGGTTACGCGACACCCCCAACCTTCCAAGAGTTCAATGCTGAGATCAAGTTGGGAAGCTCTTTTCCAGAGTTCAACCTTTCCAAAGCTTCTCTCAAGTTTTCAACGCTTGTTCTTAGGAGTTTAGCTTGTTCTGACTCTGGTTGAGCAGCACGAAGATTTTGATTTACAGCCAGAGGTGTTGGAGTGACAACTGGTTGTGTTGGTTGTGGTGCAGCGGTAACAGCAGCATCTCTTGCGGCTTTTGCCTTTGCTGCATCTTGTCTTGCTCGAACAGCAACTGGACTCAAGTCCATTGGGTTTCTTGGCGAAGGCGCAGCGCCAGTTGCTACTTGAGTTTGTTGAGCAGCTTCTTCCAGAAGATATGAACCAACACTTGCTCCACCTTTGGGAACAACTGCATTCAATCCCTGGAGAGCGGAGGCAAAGGCAACACGACTTTCTTCAAGAGCAGCAATTGCATTCTTTTTGGCTGTACCAATTGCGTTGAGATTGACTTGCTGTTCCTTGGCGTTGACCAGAGTTTTATTTGGCCCGTAAGCGGCTTCAGATGCCCCAGCAAGGCTCTGTAAATTGTCGTTGATGGTCTTGGTCGTATACCTTGGAGTTTTATTTCCTGGGCCTTCCCAGTAGCTTCCACCTTCAGCAAACACGAACTTTTTTGCAGCCCAAGCAACCAACGCACCAAGCCCAGCCAAAATCGCTCCAATCAAAAACTGCTCATCCAGCCTTGTTGGGTTAGATGTTGCTTCTGCAAGTTGTTTGTTGGTTGTTGCGAGACGAGTTGTGAGTTGCTGGAGAGAGCCAACCTCAGACACGAGGTTTTCACCAAAGTTGTTGATATCTTGGATGACCTTGGCAAGAGCAGCACGATTCTTTTGAATCAACTCAACACGGGAAGGTTGAGTTGGAGAAGGAATGCTAACATTGGGGTTGTTTGTCCTTGGAGTTTGATCTCTTGCTGGAACAGTTGGAGCAGCTTCTGTAATGAGGTTTAGGCGTTGCTGATACCTCTGGAAATCTCCTTCTGTTAGAATTCCATTCCCAAGCAATCTTTCCAGGTTGGAGAGAAAGTTTGTTGCTTCTGCAACAACAGGTTGAGATTGTGCTCGTTGTGGGTTGACGAGGGATTGAGTGTCGTTGAGTGCTTTGGAAAGTGTTTTTGCCAAGTCAACAACACCACGACCATTAGAGTTGATGAACAACGGAAGAACCTTTGCACACGCAGAAGCAACTGCCTGGGCCTGAGTTTTCTGATTCGCTCTCCAGTCACCAGCAGCTTTTTCTACCGCTTTGAATTCTTTGGTTGGGGCAATCTTGTCAAAAACCGCTTTTGCTTCTTCGGATCTTTGTCCTTCAAAGGCATCAAGGAACCAGTTGAGGAACCAGATGGGAGTTTCCGAATCCATCCTGGCAGAGTTGTTTCTCAACTCTTTCAGTGCTTCCTGAATTTGTTGAGCCTTTTGACCTTCGTCCGTTGTTTGTTTTCCAACAGCGGACTTGAGTTTGTCACCCAGAGAGAGTTTGATCAGCTTGGCAACGTTGTTGTCTGAGAACAGAACGTTTGCCATTGCACTGAAGGCGCCTGCTGGGACGATGACATCAGGGCCATTGAATGTGATTTTGACTGCCATATTGTTGCAGCCTAAGTATTATCCTTCACCTCCCGCATGAAACGATAAATCCCAGCTTTCTTTGCCTCTGTGGTTGCTGGATTCACAATCCCGGTAAAAACCCAGCCAATCATCTGAGTCTCGCAGACCAACACCTTCAAATAACTCAAGGTCTTCTTGGGAACTTCAACCAGAACAAACAGTTGTTTTGGTTTGAGGTAAACGACCATACTCCAGCGTTGGTGTGGAAGACCTACAACCCTTCTTCCATGACGCGAACAAAGAAGAGGTCGTGCCGTGTCAGAGACAAACTCATACAATCCACCAACCCGAACATCTACTTCTGGAATCTGAACCTTTTTACGAATCCGCTTGTTGTTTGACATTTCTCTTCTCAATGACTTGATACAATCTTATACAATGCTTACAGTTGCTTCTGGAGCAAGAATTATGTCAATCCAGAGACGCAGAACCAAGAGATATCCAAACACCCCCAGGCCCAACAACAAGGAAGATCATGAACTGTTTCTGAAATATCAAGGAACCAAAGTTCACAATGAGAATGGTAAACTCATCTCCTCAGACTTGAAGCTGAGGAATCAGCTAGCGGATCGTAATGCGAGGCTTGTGACTTTTATGGTCAACAAGTTTTACAGCCGCAAGAAGAAGCATCTCGAACTCAGAGACGATCTTCTTCAAGAAGGTCACATTGGTTTGGTCCATGCTGTTGAAGGTTTCAAGCCTGAAATGGGAATCATGTTCAGCACTTATGCTGGAATTTGGATTCGGCAAGCTATCAAGACCTACCTTCTGGAACACGATCCATTCATGCCCATTCCAGGACATGTCAGAACAGCCAACAACAAACTCGTTAAGCATTGCAAAGAAGTCGGCAAATCCACTGACAACTTCTTTGTTTTGACTGATGAGGAATTGGCGACCCTTGAAATCACAAAGAACATGGTTGATTGTGTTGAAGCAGCAAGAAAAACTGCTAAGACAAAAACCGTGTTTGTTGATTTCTTCCAAGACCTGAGACCAAACTCGGAAGTTTCTGAAACGAGTTTTCTGAAAGGACTCCCAGCCGAGCAAGATGATCGGTTTATCAACAAGCGCCTTTTGTTGGCAGCGAAGAAGGCATTTACCCAACTTACTCTTAGAGAGCGTTGTGTTCTTCTGGAGAGGTATGGAATTGATTCCAGGCCATATTGGAATGGCGAAACAGTTTTGAGTGAAGAGGATAACGAGGTGACAAAATGAGTGCATCAACAGGCAAGTACATCACGATTGAAGAAGGTGAAGATTTCAGGTCCATTGCAACCAAAATGAAGAGCCTTGGTTCCAAAATGAACCATGCAACAGCAAGAAATGTTACTTTGCTGGGAATGCAGAAGTTTCTTGGGAATCTTGCTCGTGAGTTGAACTGCCCAGTGGACGATGAGACTTGTAAGAGACTTACTCAACAACAACATATTCATGAGTTGATTGGGGAAATTCTTCCCTTGATTTGTGATGACATGAAAGAAGCGAAGGAGAAACAATAATGCCCGGTGGAAATCTAAATCAACAACAGCAACAAACAGACCTCAGAGGTTTTCTTGGAAGAAGGAGAGCAACCCTACAACAGTGGATGGAAGCAAATAACATCATCGACGCAGAGGGCCTTGGGAGGCTTATTGGCGACAGCAAATGGTACGTTGATCCCGAACTACTGTCCGAGGCTCTGAGCCTCCTAAAAAAGCCCACAGAGCCTTCTGCGGCCATCCCTGTTTTGGTTGTTGTTGACGAACAGAAAAACGTGGCTGCTGCTTCTGAAGAAGTTGTTGAAGAGGAGAAGGTTGTTTCTGCTGTGATTCCAGCAAAAAGGAAAAAGGGTGTCTAGGTAGCTCTAGGAGACAATGAGTTCCCGCTACCAAAAAGAAAAGCGTTTTCGTCCTCGCAACGATCCTTACCAAAGAACACAATTCAACGCCGGGAAGTATACCCGAATTGAAAGAGTTGTAGTTCTCCCTCCAAAACAACACCAACAAGATCTTCAACAGCATCAAGAGCCAGATGAGAATAGTGACATAATTCTCTCTGGTTCTGTTGATATTGCTGAAAATCAAACTGAAACAGTGGGTTGAATAGTTACCGCTCATAGATCATGAGCATGGGAGAAAGAATCGGTTTGGGAGACTTCGGTAAACTCGCAAGGCCGAAAACTCTCACCGATGTTTTTCTTCTGAATCCATCTGCAACTCCAGACCTCGAAGACTGGTGGATTGAAAACAGAAAACTTTCCTACTCCTCAACAACATTCAACAAAGATATGTTGGCTGGGACTTATGGGATGAACCTGGATGTTCTCTTTTCAGATCTTTCTATTGATTCCTACCACTGCCAAATAACCTCATTCCTTGTTCTTGTTTCCAGCGAGTATAAACTCCTGACGACACTAGAACAGATTGAGTTCTACAAGACAAGGAAGCCAAAAGCCAAGGTAAAAGCTGTTGGTGTTACCATCTTCAAAAACTCACAAGAGGTTTGGAACCCAAATGATTCGGGATTGGTTTGGTTGTTCAGGCCAAGATGTTTGGTGAGGCTGGATGATGTGAAATTGTTTGAGGAAGTTGAAACAGGAGATGTTCTTCAGTTTCAAAAGACGAATGGAATGGTGATGAGGGTGTTGAAGGTTCGCCGCAAAAGATTCTACCTGAGCACCTCTTGGACAAATCGTTCAATCACTTATTTGACTGGAACCACAGGAAAACTTCTTCAGTTGAATCCAGATAGACCTTTCAAACTTATCAAACTCTCTTCGTCTCAATCCTCAACACCGCCATCTTCGTCTTCTTCATCATCAACTTGAGAGTCTTTTACTTTCTCAACGACACCGATTGCATCTTCGATGATTGCAACTTCGTCTGCGTCGAGATCGTGCTTGTACTCATCAACAAACTCTTCAAGGCGTTCAGACAGTCGATTCAGAATCTTGGCTCTTGTTTGCATTGTGTGTTTGGTCCGTTTCTTCTGGAAGGGGAGTTACCTGGAAGTTCTTGTCTTTGACAATCCAGCCCGTTCGAGTATCCCCATATAGACAGTTGTAATAGAAATGACCATAAGAATCCACCACTTCCCTCAACAACACAAAAACTTCCGAGAATCCCTTCAATCCCCACGGTTGCACCGCCCCAGTGACCGCGGTTCCAAATTCCGTCGTCGTTGAAATTATGGTTTCATTTTTCTTCAAACGTGATTCCAGCAAAAGTTCCAAATCAGGATAAACAGCAACAAACACTGGTTTCCTCGTGTTCCTTCTGTTTTTCAGCGTGCAAATGGATCCTGGTTTCATGTTCCCTAGCTAGATTCATCATGTTCGTTGCTGAATCTCAGAGATACTATGACCACACCTTCCAGGAAAGCAAGACGATCCTAAGAACCCAATATGACTCCCTTCTTTGCTCTCTTCTGGTTATCTTCCACAACGGCTCTCAATACCTCTATTTTTCAGTGCCTCCAGAAGTTCACCAGTCCCTTCTCGATTCCCCAAGTCCAGGAAAATTCTTCCACTCCAACATCCGAGGAAAATTCAGGCACGAACGTCAAACCAATATCTAACCCCATGAAACTAAGCCAAATCCTCTTCACCAACGAAAATTCTGGTGACTTTTCAGGGGCTGGAACCTTTCAAGGTGGACCATTCGGTTTTGGAAACAAACATCAACTCGCTGCCCACGAACCCTGGGAAGGTCTCAAAGATCAGGAAGAAACAGATGAAATCTTTCTCAAAGAGAGAGGCCCGTCTGACATCTTGTACCGCGATCTCCCAGGATTTCCCAGGATGAACACCTTGGCAAAACCCGCAGACCACATTCCCCATTCTCCCTCAGACGAAGAGAGATACAACGTCCCCGATCTCATTCCCCCAGGAAGAGATGGAGAAGCTGGAGAACATTTCGGCTTTGGACCCCTTGAAGAAGATCCAGCCGTTCTTGCTCACCACACCGATTGGATCAAAAAAGAAACCGAGTCGGAGCACGCTGGATATACCTCCAGTGAAATTGCAACCAACTCAGTTCCAACTCATGGTGGAAGCATGGGAGTTATTGCCAAACCCATCAAGCACACTCCTGGTCCCGTTGACATCTACAAAAAAGGTTCCGGTCCCGGTTATTCCCTCGGAGAATCTCTTCTCCTCAGCAACCTCCTCTTCTAGCCTCCACACCATAAACGCTACGGCACTTATACGCCTTATCTGTGCCACCAAATGGTTCAGACGGGTGAGAGTGCGTCAAAACAATTCGGGAGCCTTAAAAAGGCTCCTGGAGCGATTTGAAGTCCAAGGCTGCTTTCTCTCACTGAGACAAGAAAAAACTTGGGTGTGACGAATGTTGTTGACGGGAGATTTGTGGTCGTGGTAGACATGGTTCATCCTCAAGAAAAGGAGATAACGATGACGACCGAAGGAAAGATGCGTGAGGTTTTTGTTCAGATGTGGGAAGAGAGTGAGAGAGGTTGGGGTAGCCGACCAGATGGTTTTTCTCTCCATCTCAACCAAGAAGATCTTGAGAAGTACGTCAAGGCTTATTGGGATCGAATGCCCGCTGTGGCTCCTGATGAGTACAGTCGCCCCGATGGCAAACCTTTCAAAGCTCTTGTCTCAGAGGAGTGTTACCAACAACTCGTTGAAGCTTCCCCCATGAAGTTTGGACTAAGATATTGGAACGGTGAGAAACGTTTGTTTGCCAGGATTTCCTAACCTTTCAACAAATAGAGAGAAAACAGATGTTGACTTCTGGAATGATTTGTGAGATCAATGCCCCCACGGAAAGCCCAGCTTTCAAAATCAAAGCGCCCTGGGAACGATTCCAGCCTCCAAGAATCGTGAAATTGATTTCCAAGGGAACCGACTTGAGCCCACCTTCTTATTGGGAAGTCCAAGCTGTGGAGGGCGATGACGAAACGGTTTTTGCAGTCTACGATGCTTGGTTGGTGGAAGCTGGAAGCTGTTTGAGGTTCTTTCCCAAGTGTCCCCGGAGGATTCGTGCTGGTTGGTACCGTGAATACGGCGGTACTTGTTCTTGAACTCTGAACTTCTCAAACAAACACTTGAAAAACTTTCTCTTCGTGAGATGGTTGTGAAAGTAGAAATGACTCAAAGAAAGTTTGTTGCCAGAGTCATTTCCCCTGAATACGAAAATCAGGAAGATTGGGAAAGACAACAAGCGGTTTGGTCTTTGTTGCTGAGTGAATTGACTGAAGAACAGTGTGAAATGGTTGCATTTGTGTTTACCGACACACCAGAGGAGTACAAAAAGTTTCAGTCGGAGATCGAAAGTGGTTGACTAGATAAAAGAGAGGTGTTACAAGGAAGCATCTCTCGCTGGAAGAGTATCCTAATGGTAAGGAAACGGTTTGCTAAACCGTCGAGGGCTAACCCCTCTTGCGAGTTCGACTCTCGTCTCTTCCTCCGATGTTTTGTGTGTGGCTGTAAAATGGAACAGTTTCGCAACCCAACTGTAATGTGGGGTGTTGAAAATGTGGGCAGGAATAATAACTAAACCAACCCACTTCACAAAACATCTCTTTGTCGCTGTATGCCGCCTCGTGTTTCTACATTCTCTCCATCGTCTAACAGGATAAGGCTCTTGCCTTCTAAGCAAGTAATTGGGGGTTCAAATCCCTCTGGGGAGACTAACGTTTTGGGATTTTGTCCAGGGGAAGAAAACCGTGTTCTTGTTCCCAATGGTGATTTTTACACAACACCAAAATGTTTGAAGGGTCATTTACTTCAATCAATAACGCTTCCTTCGGAAATGAATGAATTGGTTTAATATGAGCCAACTCAGTGTATAGAGAATAACCACACACTTGGCAGGGTAAAGAGACTATGCCTTTGTTCCAAGAACGATTGAAATTTCTTATTTCCGAAGAGTCTTTACAATCACCAACGGTTTTCAGCCGAGAGACCGTGTAGCCAGTTTGGCATTTTTTACACATCTCAGACGAGTGTTTGCACGGTGCCCCGCAGTGGATACAGGTTTTTTTGTTTGCATCAGCCCAACGTTTGCTGCAAAAAGCAGCCCTGCAAACAACCCCACAAAAAAGCTGTTTTTTATGGTTCGGAATAAAAGGCTTATCACACCGTTGACAGTTTGACATCGTAAATGTAAGTAGTTTACCTTCCAATAAAAATCAGGAGAAAGCTAATGGATACATGGGGGTTCGAGTCCCTTCAGCGATGCCAAGAAAAAAGTCCTTGACAAGGAAAAGGTGATAGAGTAAAAGAGAAAGTGTCCCGAGTGGAAAGGGAGCAGCCTGCAAAGCTGAAGAGGATAAAATCCTCACCAAGAGTTCGATTCTCTTCTTTCTCTCTGACAGTAGTATAGCTTATGGGTAAAGCCTCCCACCGATAATGGGAAGAAGAAGTTTCAAACACTTCTACTACTACCAACAACACCATAACTCAATGGTAGAGTTTCTGCTCGACGCGCAGAATATATCAGTTCGATTCTGATTGGTGTTATCGTTTCTTCTGAATTTGCTTCATACATAAGCCTTACAACGCCACTGTGGTGGAATGGCAGACACCCCGGCTTCAAACTCCGGCGCTTTCGAGCATGTCGGTTCGACTCCGACCAGTGGCACTCAACATACAAAAAACCTGTTGACAGATAGAAAGAGTTAAGTTAAAGAGCAGACAGACGGGATCGTGGTGGAACGGCAGACACGGCTGATTTAAGGTCAGAAGCATCATTATGATGCACTTGGGGGTTCGAGTCCCTCCGGTCCTACTCAAGAAAGTCCTTGACAGACAAAACAAAAGATGGCACAGTAGCCCAACTGGTAGAGGCAACGGTTTCAGATACCGTCAAGTAAGAGTTCAAATCTCTTCTGTGTCACTCAAAAAACGGTTCAGTAGCCCAATCGGCAGAGGCAATGGTTCGAGAAGCCATCTAGTGAGAGTTCAAATCTCTTCTGAACCACTGATAGAAACAAAGATAGAAGAAGGTAGTTAGAATTGCAGCAACGATACAATCGGGGATCGGACTCAAGGTGAGTCGCCTGTTTTGGAAACAGGACATCAGGCAGGTTCAATTCCTGCATCCCCGACCAAACTTCTCACAGCGCCTCAGTTGTGAATCGTTCTTTGAAAACTTGTGTTGAATTAGGAAGGGCAAGCCGATGGGCGACGGCGCCGGTCTTGAAAACCGTGTGACCAGTAATGGTCTTGTGAGTTCGACTCTCACCCCTTCCGCCGCGGGATCGTCTAACGGTTTAGGACACAGGGCTCATACCCCTGAAATCTTGGTTCGATTCCTTGTCCCGCTATCTGGATCGTGTGTTCTATGGTAGAACAGTTGACTGTAAATCAACCGGCCCAACAGGCTAAGCAAGTTCGATTCTTGTCTGATCCACCAGACACTCTTGTATCTTCACCGGCAGAAGACGTGCTTGCCGCGCAGGGGTAGTTGGTTCAATTCCAACCAGAGTGTCTTGAATTTCCAACAGGAGGAGTTGCAACTTGTTCAATCCGCAAATAGGGTTGGCTTTGCGATGGAGAGGAGTAGCTAACCTCAAATCCTCCAGGAAACCATCCTCATACCAGGACGCTGGACGAAGGAACGGTTTCCGATTTTGCCCACTTAGCTCAATTGGCAGAGCACCTGACCTGTAATCAGGCGGTTGTCCGTTCAACTCGGATAGTGGGCTCCACAGGTCGGTAGTGCAAAGGCAGCACACTGGTTTCCAACTCCAGAAATAAAGGTTCGAGTCCTTTCCTTCCTGCCGTCTCTCGATGAACACAACGAGGTAAAACTTGTTGGTGAGTGGAGGTTGCAAACTCCTAAAAGTTCGTGAAAACACACATTCCTCAAGGTTACTCTAGTGAGTTTAAGGCGCCAAAATCAGTCTGCGATGGCTGAACCTTGTGAGGATACTCTGGCCGAGTCGGTCAGGTTCGATCCCTGCCCTATCCTGACAAAAGAGTGTGTGCATTCGGTCCCATCGTCCAGTGGTTAGGACACTTGATTTTCAATCAAGGAATATGAGTTCAATTCTCATTGGGATCATGGTTAGTTGAAACGGGCCAATAAAGGTTTCGACAGGGAACAAAGTTGGTTGCGGGTATGACCGTTGGTTGATAACAACGTAAACACTATCAAAAAAACACAAACGCGAACGACAATGCCGTTCCAGCCTTTGCCCTCGCTGCCTGAAAAACAGTGAGAAGCAGGTCATCTCACAAGGTACCGACCCATCTGATGGTTGGGTGAGATGCGATAAAGTCAGAAAAACCTCACAGTTGCTTTCGTGTCGGCTGTGTTGTAGAAAATCACACGGATTTTGATTCTGACCGATGACACTTGCTCATGAGTGCCGATAGAATCAAAAAAACCCAAACACATGAGAAACGTCATAAACACCGTTACTGATAGAGTTTTCTGGACATGGGTTCGACTCCCATTTGGTCCAACTGTCTGTTGAGGCTGTCGGATAAAACCGCTGGGCTACGAACCCGGAATGCGTGGTTCAACTCCACGAACAGACGTTAGTGTTTTGCCCTCATCGTTCAATGGTAGGACAGCAGATTGTCGATCTGCATACAGGAGTTCAATTCTCCTTGGGGGCGCTAAGTTTTCTGGTCAGTGATAGTCGTAGGGTAATTCTCAAGTAATCGACTCCAAACCAAGCAATTGTTAATCTTGTAAGGGGTTTGTGAAAGAGAGTCTGGGTAGCCCCCCCGATGTTTATTCGGGATGAGTCTGAATGGCGAAATCCTATCGAGAGAAGAGGGAAGGAGTGAGATGAAATTTCTCACCTTGAACAAAATCCGTTCTTCGGATCGGGTTGAGAAACATGCAAATGTTTCTTGCAAGCAGTGTAGAGGATATGGCTGAAAGCCATTAAAAAACCTGAGCACATCCCTCAAGTGCAGGTTCGAATCCTGCCGACGCTCTCTGACCAGAAAACTTCTTGACTTGGTTGTCTCGGTGTGGTAGGTTAGATCTTGTAAGAGTGACTCGGGATTAGCTCAATGGTAGAGCGATCGGCTTTGACCCGGTTGACGTAGGTTCGATTCCTTCATCCCGAACCATGAATCCATAGCTCAATTGGCAGAGCAGTCGGCTCTTAACCGACAGGTTTTCGGTTCGATTCCGAATGGATTCACTTGATAGATTGTTTGTATGAATGGAACCATAGCTCAGTTGGTAGAGCGTTGGCCTGAAGAGCCAAGCGTCGAAGGTTCGACCCCTTCTGGTTCCACTGCGGAGTTGTAGCTCAGTTGGTAGAGCGGCCTGCCACTTTAGGCGGGTGCGTCGATGCTTCGAAACCATCCAACTCCATCTTGTTTGTTTGCAGCAATAGCTCAATGGTAGAGTTCCTCTTTTCCAAAGAGGGTGTTGTGGGTTCGAGTCCCATTTGCTGCTCCATGATAAGCCATAGCTCAATGGTAGAGTTCCGCCGCGAAGGCGGAGATACGGGTTCGAATCCCGTTGGTTTTATCATTTGATTGTTTGCGGGGTCATAACTCAGCGTTGGCAGAGTGCGGCTTCAAAGCCGTGGTTGCGGGTTCGAATCCCGTTGACTCCATTGTTTGTGTGAAGAAAAGGGCTCATAGTTAAACGGGATAACTTCTGCTTTGCACGCAGAGATTGACAGTTCGATTCTGTCTGAGTCCACTCCGCAGGTAGTTTAGCTCAAAACATTCGGCGGGATAAGCCGGAAGAAGTGGGTGATTGAATTCCCACCTTGCAACCAAGTTAGATTAGTTACCTTGCAACACTCATGGCAGCAAACAATCTTTTCGAGTTCTTGTTTTACGAAGCAGCCGTTCGTTTCTCTGAAATTGGAAAAAGCGAAATGGCCTTAAAAGTTTTGAAGGCAGGACCGGGGCACTTCACGTTTATCTTGTATCGACCTTCTGTCCTCACAAGATATTTTCAGGACTGGGAATCAACCAATGGTCTGACTGTTGGAATGATGAACGTTGTTATTTCAGATGAAAACCCAAAAGTGTTTGAAGTGAAAAACTCGGCGGCAGAAAAGGGATTTGGCCCGGCGATGTATGATATTGTCATGAGTTACATCTCACCCAAGTTTCTTATGGCAGACAGGAAAGATGTTTCTGGTGCTGCACAAAAGGTTTGGAAGTTTATGTTTGACCACAGACTGGCAGAGTACGACACTCTCTTGCTCCCAATGGCTTGGGATGGTACTCGTCTGAAAACCGACGTTGAAGACTTTGAGTTTTTGAACTTGGCTTATCGCCTGAAAAAGAAGTTGTTGATCCACACAACGCTGTTGATGAGAGATCGTCAGTTTTTTGGAAATCAGATGGATAAGAACAGACGGGAAGAGATGTTGACGATTCTTGAGGAAGATGCTTGGAGTTTTTTTAGGGATCGGATGAATGTTGTTGAGTAGTTGATGCGGGTATGGTATAGTGGTTGTGCTCCACGTTGCCAGCGTGGTAAGACCAGTTCGATTCTGGTTGCCCGCACTTGAACAAATGTTTTGGAAGCGTGTTCCGAATGGTAAGGAAACAGCTTGGAAAGCTGTCGTGGGGCAACTCACATGCAAGTTCGACTCTTGCCGCTTCCGCTATCTTTCTTAGAATAATATCACAATGATGGGCCGATAGGTAAACGGTTATACCGGGCGACTTAGACAAAATATGAGCCTTGTTTGGGAAAAGAAACCAAGCAAGTGGACGCGATAATATCGGTGAAACTCCTTTGCTGGATTGGAAGGACAATACCGAGGGAATCAGACAAAAAGTCTGAGCCCGTAGAGAGCAGATGATCGCGCACCTGAAATGGTGAAGATGTGCTCCAGACCACAAACACTCATGTGTGCCAAAGTAATTTGGTGTGGTAAGATAATCGCTTATTCCCAGTTCAACTCTGGGTCGGCCTACCAAAACCAAAATAGACTAATCCTATCTAAGACGCATGAAATCCATCTCTTTGGAACGTTTGTTGTTTGAGCGTGTTGATCTGGAAAAGATCAATGCGATCCAACAAACATTTCAAGAAATCAAAACAGCCATCCTTGCTCTTCCAGCAACACCAGCAGCTTTCAAAAGAAATGGCTGGGAAACAGAAGAAGGAAAACTGAAAACATTGGTTGTTTCTGAGTTGTATGCAGAGTCAGCCTTTTCGAACTTGTTCATCATTTTCGATCCTGACAATGCCACGCTGGCCTGGGCAAATACAAACGAAGACGGAGATTTGTTTCTAGCCTTTCGTCTTCCAAAACCTCCCCAAGAAGTCAAAACGAAATCTCAATACAACTCTTGGTTTGTCGGTGAAGTGAAGAATTGGTTTCAGCAATCAAGTTCTGAACCTCTTTTTGTTCATGAGTTTATTCACCTTCTGGATATTGCCAGGATTGGCGATGTGTTCTTTGACATTGTTGATAAAACAACAGCTTCTGCAAAACCTCTTGCCGAGTTAACAAAAGAAGTTCAGAAGTTGAAAGCCGAGTTGGAAAGAATTCCAAAAGGAAAACCAGAGAGAAAACAGGTTCTTGTTGACCTGAGAAAGTTGGCATCCAAATGGAAAGAAGCTAAGGATCGGCACTGGAAGGAATATCAGAACTCTCCAGTAGAGACCAACGCCTACTTCAACCAAACAATTGCTGCTGTCAAAGAAAAAGCTTCCAGGGCCCTTAGAGAGCGTGGTAAATTAGCTGCCTTGGGTGTGTTGGGAAACAGTCCACAAGAATTTGTTTCAGTGTTCGAAAAAGAACTCACAAAAAATATTCGACTTGATTTGCTGGATTCGAAAACTCTGAAGAATTTTCAAAAGAGGGCATCGGTTTTGTATGATCAGTTGGTAGATGAGATTGAGACGGGGAAAGAGCGCAGCCTTGTATAAAGTTCTTGACCTGGGAAATGAGTGGTGGTAAGGTTGGTTCATCGGTGAGAGAGAAAGAGTCTCCATAGCTCAACTGGATAGAGCAGACGGTTCCTATCCGTCAGGTTGTAGGTTCGAGTCCTACTGGGGATGCTAAGGGTTGCAAGCTTAGATGGCGAAGCAGGGGACTTTTAATCCTCAGAACAGGGTTCGATTCCCTGGCAACCCACCACCAACATGAAAAAGTGTTGGTTTTCTAAATGCAGATAAGTCGTGGGAACGGGCGTGTTCCTCGTTCCCACACCACGAGTTCGTAGCTCAACCCGGCAGAGCAGCAGGCCGTTAACCTGCGTGTTGTAGGTTCAATTCCTACCGAATTCGCTATTCAAATAACCCATAATCCAAATCAGAGAAAACCAAAATGAGCAGGCGAAATCAAAAAGAGGAAAAAAAAATCCCGGAGTGGAAAAATGTCCTCAAGAGCATTCCAGGTTTGAGCAGTTCCAAGTATAACAACCTTGAAGTTGAATTGGTGAAGACCGAGATCTCTCCTCGATTGTACGAGTACAGAATCAAGTTCACTCAGATGTATGGATACGTTGACCTGTCGTTCGAAAGTCTTCTGGCTTTGTCAGTAATCTTTCAAACCAAGAAGATTGACATTGGGGATAGAGAGAATTGGGGCGGCTGTGAAACGTGCGATTATGGATCCAGCTACCAAGTCTCTGTGAGGATTGGAAACTCTCCAGTTTGTTTTGAAGTTTGATTGGGTTTGGTTATCACACAAGCTCTGATTAGTGGAGTGGCTTACCCTTATCGTAAGCACGGACAAGGTTCAAATCCTTGGTGTGATATGTTTGTTTATGTTAGCCGTAGCTCAGTTGGTTAGAGCGGCTGGCTGTGACCCAGCAGGCGGGGATTCGAGTTCCCTCGGTTAACCTTGTCGGGACCATAGTTCAATGGTAGAGCACCAGCTTTACACGCTGGTTACGATGGTTCAATTCCGTCTGGTCCTATTTTGTTTGCCAGTATAGCTCAGTTGGTTAGAGCGGGAGAATCATAATCTCCAAGTCGTTGGTTCGATTCCATCTGCTGGCATTTTCTCATTCATTCAACACAGGTTTTCAAGGAAGGTTCAGGATCAAGGAGGTGATGATGATGGAAGTTACGCACACAGGCTCGTCGGTTGTATCTCGGGTGACATACAACCGGAAACAAATGTTGCTGGAAGTTACTCTGAAGGGTGGGGAGGTTTACACCTACAAAAACGTTCCTCTTCATGTGTTCAACGAGTTCTCCGTTGCTCCTTCTCTTGGTTCGTTCTTCTCAAAGAACATCAAGACCAGTTTTGAAGTTGTGGAGAAGAGTGAGTGAGTAAAATTCTCAAGCAGCCCTGGATTTTGATTGACACTGAACGAGTTGTTCTTTGCCGTGAGCCAGAAGGAACTTGGTGGCTTGCTTATGACAACTGGCTCCACGAAGCTTCAAATCCTTTCAAACTAGCTTGGTCTGTTCTGACCGAGTTCAAAAGCGACAAGCATCGCTGACTTTTTCCTACCTAATTACTGCAATGCCATCTTCCAGCAGTGACATCAACCTCCTCCTCAAAACAATAATTCTTGAGGTTTTGACAGAAGCCAAAAAAGAATATCAACAAGATCCAAGGAGATTGTTTGGGTTGTGGTTTCCCAAAACCAGACCAACGCAATCAAAGCATGGAGCAGATGTTCGTGGGATGACTTTCTACCACGCATCTCCAAAAAGATTCAGGCACGGGGATGTTCTTCGAGGGAATATGTCTGGTGGTTATGGATCAGAGCACGAAAACGTTTGCATGACAACAACCCCAAAACCTCACGGAACAATTCAGTCAGCGATTCAAGATGATTGGTTTGTTTATGAAGTTGAGCCAGTTGGTCCCGTTTGGTTTGTTGAAATCAACAAGGAATATCAAACACAACAAGCCGTTGTTAAATCTCTGGTAGGGCAAGCTGGAGCGATGAACAAGAATCATTCAAGCCCTTCCAAGCAACGGGCCAAATCTCCAGCAGTTGAAAAACAACGTCAAAAGAAATGGGAAGATCGCCTCGAAAAACGCCTGACAAAATTGGATCAAGCTGGAAGTGATGGCAATGAATCCTGAAATGATCCAGCGGTTTGTCGGAGAGATAGAGAGTGAATTTCCTGGAGTTGTTTTGGACTTGGGATTGAGTGCTGGAGGAGATGTTTTGATCCTGTCCAGAATTGTTGTTGGGAAAGAGAATCGAGGAAAGGGAATTGGGTCTGCTGTTATGAGGCGTCTGGTGGCTTTTGCAGACCGTCATGGGTTGAGGATAGGTCTCACCCCGTCTGGGGATTTTGGTGGCTCTGTTGGGCGTCTCAAGAGGTTCTACAAGGGGTTTGGGTTCAAACCCTACAAAGGTTTCGATCACAGAGAATCTATGGAACGAGAACCTGGGATGGCAAACCTGTTAGAGTTTTTGTTTGCTCAGGATTGAGCTTCGATGAATTCAACACTACTGAGAATCGCGTCGTAGCGATTGCTGAGTTTTGATTTGATTTCTTGAATGATATGATTCCATTCATCGAGGGAACTTCCTATCATTCCAGCTTCAACAAGTTCATCTTGAACGGTTCTTGCTGCCATATCAATGGTCTGTGAAATTTGTTCTTTGGAGACAGCGGCAAAAGTTTGTGCAGCAAGTTTCAGGTAAGAAACATCATAGAGTTTAGCAGCACGGTTTGGTCTTGGATCTGTTCCGTGAACAGGGTGCATTGTTCTAATCTCACTGGGTTTATCGGAGAAAGCGTTGCCTTTTCGTGCTCCTTGCGCTCTAAAAATAAGGGAACCTCCAGGATCAATTCGAACAGCATCATCCCCAGATTGAAACAGATTCGCCGTTTTCACATCCCAGTTTGCCAAGAACATGTCTACGAACATTCCAGCCGTGAGAGATTTCCTCATTGCTGGAGTTGGGTTTTCCCTTGGCCATCTTTGCCCTCCGGCAGCAGCGTTTGAGGTAGCAAGACCAAGACGTTTGTTCCTTGGATCACTAACAACATGAATTGTTTTTGGTGTTTTCAACCCAAAGAGTTTGTAGAGTTCATAAGCAATGAATTCGACACCAATTTGGTAGTTGTATTCTTTTTGTTGTTCGATGGAGTCATCACCCCAACCTCCAAACTTCAAATAGAAACTTTCATCTCCCATTCTGCATGTCTGGACTTGATGAGTTCCTCCTGCATCACAACTGCGTATATCCTGCAAAGCCGAAAGGCTTACTTCTTTGAGAATTTGTTTCAAAGCGCCAAAAGAAGAGAGTTTGGTGATTGATGTTGAAGGCATTGTCGTTGAAAGTTAACTAGCCCGAAAAAAACTTGACCTTCAAGGCGAACCGTGATAAGGTTCTTGTCATGAGAACCGACGAAGTTGATCTGATCAAACCTGGATGCCTCCTACGCATCACAAATGGGACATACAAATACCCAATGACCCCTGTTTTTCAAGCAGACGGAAACGCTAACTTTCCCACAGACCTATCTGCTGGTGATGCTTTTGTGGTTCTTGGCGTTGATCAAGTGAGAAAGGTTCATGATTCCACTTGGCTTATGGTCATGACACTCGCACCCTCTGGCGATAAGTGTTGGATCAGTTTTATGTCTGAAGATGTTGAATCGGTTGAAGAAGAAGGGTAAACGTAAAAATGTCAAGCAACACAACCCATGCCATGTATACGGTTTTGAAGATGAGTCAGGCAACTGATCCACTGGAAGTTGTTCAATACTTGGAAGAACTTCTCACTCTTGATGGTTTCCAAAAAACTCCAAGTGGCATAACAACAACTGCGGCTGCTAACACCGTAAGGGTATTGTTCATTTCCAAAGGACACCCCAATCACGCAGCCGCAGCTACCAAATTCATCCTGCTGGTTGACAATTGGTGGAATGATTTCAAGAAAGAGATCAAACCAAACAAAGGGTATCGTTGAGCAAACGGCCCAGAGTCCAAATCGTTCGAGGATGCTTTTTAACGCCCCGGAATAACTTGGACGGGTGAGAGGATGTCAAAAGAGTTCAAGGCCCCGGAAGGGGCCTTCTCGAACCAGGAAAAGGGTGGTGATGGTTTCTATGAGTGAAGAGAAGAAGGGTGGTCGGTGGTTTGGATGGATGAAGCGGATTGAGGTTGAGGAAGTCTATGTTTTTCTGATGATGGTTCTCTTGGGAATTTTTGTTGGGATGACAGTAACCAGCTTCCTTGTCTCGGTCGTTCAGTTTGTTTTGAAGAACTAGAAGGAGAGGGTCGTCATGAAAAATCTGTGGAACAAGGCATGGCAATGGTTGGTAACAAGCCCGGTTGTTTATCACCTGATTCCTTATGGAATGGTGCTTTTGGGTTTGGTTCTGATTGTTTTGGGAATTTTGGATAAATGAAAGGAAAAGAAGAAGTGAAAATCTGGAAGATGTATGAGAGTCTGAGTGTTGGTTGGCAAGCAGCGATTCTTACTCTGCTTCATTGGGGTGTTGCCGTTGGGCTGCTTGGTGGTTTTCTTGCTATCCTGAGCAGAAACAATGTCGGTTATTGAACGGTATGCCGAGTTCCTGGATAGAGAGGGAGAGAAGGTTGTTCGCTTCATTGAGAATGAAATGAGGTATGGAAGTGGATTCGCGCACAATTGTGCCCCAAAGATTTACTTCAGAAACATTGCTGTTTACCTTATCTCAGTCTTCTTTACAACCATCTTCACAATCATCGTTCGATGAACACAGCAAAAAAGAAACCTGAAAAAGTTCGGGATGTTGTTGATGTGTTGGTGATTGCCGCCTTGGTTTTCACATTGCTCAAAGCAACTGAGACATTGTTCCAGCTAACACATCCTCACCTGTAAAAGGTGTCAATGATATCATTGGAAGCTCCATAATCCAACAGCACGATCTTTCCCAAAGCCGTCTTTCCCCATTGACGGATTCCACCAAAATCAACAGGATCCAACTGGAAAGCAGAAACGGCTTGCTGTAAACCCTTGAAAACACGCTTGGCTGTTTTGTTCTTCTTCACTGCTGCTTCAACCTTTTTTCGAGATTCTACCCTGCTGGTTGATTCTCTTCCATAATCTTCTTCGGAGGAATTGCTGTAATAACTTTGCAGTGCGCTGGAGAGTGGGGTCGGGTGCAAGCCGCCTGAAAGCTCAAAAAATTCTTCCACGCTTTTCAAAGGTCTAACAAGATCAGCAATCAACCATAGATTATCGGTCGGCTCTATTCTATAAGACTCTGGAATGACGGCTTTGACTGATGGAGGAGCATTTTTCCAAGTGTTGAACTCTTGTTGGTTTTGGGCTGCTCCTGCCTCTGTGTACTTCTCAACATATTGAGTCTTGAAACTCCCAGCCAGCTTCAATACAAATCTGGAAGAAAGGATGTAGGCGGTCCTTGAAGAACCTTCACCCACCTTCTGCAATCCTTTTGACTCAACATACTCTTTGAGAATCTTTGCCTTCTCCACTATGGGAAGATTATCTTTCCCACCCAGAAGAGATTCAAACTCTCTCATGTTGAATCCTGTCCCACGAAGAGATTCACCAAAGAGAAACTCGGTCAAAAGATTTGTCTTTGTCATAACTCAATACTCCCTTCCGAAGAGAGACTCCCCAGCTTTTGCGATTGCTACTTGCTGTTCCTGCTTTGTGATATCACTCTCTGCTTCCATTTCTTCCAGCAAGATACTTCCTTGGCGTCTGAGTGATGCAAGATTAATGCTTGTTCCAACGTATCGCCAAGCATCGGCAGTTCCCAATCCTGAACCGTCTTTCAACGGCAAAGGACAATCATCGGAAGTGTCGGAAGGCGTCAAAGGAGTTGGACTTTCTTTCCTTCTTCTTCTGGGATAACGACCACTAAACCTGAACCATTTTGTATCAGCAGCCCTGGAATTCAATGGATCCTTCTCGCTGGAGAAGTTGTCCAATGGAGCTTTCTCCCATTCGGGACTTTGTTCAATCCCAGCCCATGTTTTCTGTGCTGCTGGGGAAGTGGAAACAAATCTGTCACTTGTTAGGAAGCTGTTTCCATAAAGACTGAGAAGGGCATAACAAGCGGATCCAGCACCTGGATATTTCGGGTTGGCAACAATCCAGTTGACAATGTGAGCACCAGAACACATTGGCTTTTTTGGTGCCATGATCTGCCCAGCCCCACACAACCAAGAAAAGTCATTCTCATTTTCTAAAGCTCTGGGTGTGTATTTCTCAGAGTTGATAAGAAAAACGGTTGTGACTTGCCCCGATCTTCCAAACACGGCTCCATAAGCCGGAGCCTTGAAGCCAGAAACCTTGGCCCCGAACTCCATGCCTTCTCCAAACAAGAACCCTTCCAGAAGTCGCTGTGTTTTCATCATTGGATCACAAATATCTTTCCGAGAAAAGACGGATTGCGGCCTTCCTCAACAAAACTTCCAAACGCTTTTTCCCATCAACCACATCATCTGGGAATTCAAACTCAAGAGGTTCCATAACTTCCTGAGCAAACCTTTCT